CCGAACACCAGCATCGGGAAGAGCGACGCGGTGTCGACAGAGGTTGCGTTGAGATCGGGCGTCCAGGTGAAGCGCACGTAGCGACGCGCCGAGCCCAGCTGGACCGAGAAGTTGCCGACGCCGGTGACGGTGCCGCCGGCCGCCGAGGACGCGATCACCGCCGCCGGAACGCTGAGGTAGGTGTTCGGCGTCGAGCCGTCGGCGCTGTCCTCGACCAGAAGCGCCGCTGACAGCGACTTTCCCGCCGCCAGGGTCGCGGTGTAGGCGAGGCCGAACGCCGCCGAGAGCGGCAGCGAGCCGCCGGCGTAGTTCGCGCCGATCGCCTCGCGGTCGATCCAGCCGCCGACCACGGCGGTGGCGTCGCCCGTGCCTCCGGCGGTGGCGGTGGAGGCGGCGCCGGCGCGCGCGAAAGCAACGACCGCGCCGATGTTCTTTTGCACAACGATGTTCATGGCGGTTTCCTCATTGGAGGGATTTTTATGCAGTTCCTATGCGGGCCAGCCCGCGTCAGATCAGGAGATCGCCGGCGCGTAGCGGACGCCCTGGATGACCGCGACGCTCGCGTCGTGGCGCATCTGGAAGTCGTGCTCTTCGATGGCGCGGATGAGCGTCTCGTCGTTCTGGAACGCCGACTGCGTGACGCTGTTCTGGTCGACGTACATGCCCTCGCGGCTGACCGCGAGTTCGAGCGTCATGCTGTCGAGCAACAACGCGTCGGTCATCTCGACCAGCATGATGAAGCTGGTGTCCTTGTTCGTCCCGGTCGCGTCCCAGATGCTAGCGGGGATCTGAGTGGTCTTCTTGAACGGGTAGCCGAGCAGCTGCCCCGCGCGCAGGTCGTCGCGATAGACGTAGACGCCGAGCGAGTTTTGGACGTTGTTGAGATAGTTGAAACTGCGCGGGTGCATGAACCACATCCGCTTGCTGTCCGGCACGTTGGCGGTGTCGAGACGGTTGATGGCGCCGCCGAGTTCGGAGGCTGCGGTCGCTAGCGTGTAGGTCGGGTTCGAGGTGATGAAGTTGCCGCCGGTCGCGAACGCCGAGTTGGCGATCGAGGACCACACCCCGATGGTTCCGCCGGTCTGGACGGCGAAGCCGTTAGCGAACGAGATGAAGCCGCGCGGCGTGTCTTGCGTGCCGTCGCCGAGCATGAACGCCAGGTCTTCGCGCAGCGCGACCACCTTGACCAGATCGTCGCGGACGAACGCGTCGGCCGCCGGATCGGCGTACCTCATCAAATCGTTGCTGATCGGAACGAGCGCGGTCAGCTTCTTGTAGCTGGCGACGATCGCGCCGATCTTCTGCTGGCTGACCTGGATCGGGCGATCCTCCGCGCTATAGCTGGCCGTCGCGGCCGAGGTCTGCGAGGGCAGGCGCAAGGTGCCGCGCGGCATCGGCAGCGCGCGCGGGCCGGCGCTGCGCACCACCGCCTGCGGGCGCAGAAGCTCGATGATCTCGGCCACGTAGTCAGGCGGAACGATGAAGCCGCCGCTGGCGCCGACGCCGGCGAGCAGCGCCTTGGTGACGGGATGGTTCTCGCCGTAGAGTTCCTTCGCCGCCATGCGGGCGTTGTAGATATTGCCGCCGCCCTGGCCGATCATGCGGGCGCAGCCGCCGATGATCAGCGCCTTGTGCGTGGTCAAGCCCTTGGCCAGCGCGGCGCTCTCCGAGGTGTAGGGGTCGGCGTTGACGGTGGCCGGAACGCGATGCGTCTCCTGGCCTTCGACCGGAAGCGCGGTCTTGGCGGCGCGCTCGAGCGCGGCAATCTCGCGGTCGATCTCGGCGTCGTAGAAAACCCCGATCGCGGTCTCGCGCTGATCGAGCCCGGCGATCGACTTCTGGATCTTCTCGAACTCGGGCCCGTCGACGGCGGGATCGAAGTCCGGCTTCCCGGCCAGCGCCTCGAGTTGGGCGACGAAAGACTTCCGCTGAACCTCGATGGGATCGAGGGCGGTGGCGCGCTTCGCGCGAAGTTCATGGATGGACATGAGGGCTCCTTCGGCCGGCGCATCACTGCGAGCGGCGCTGTGGGATTGCGGCCTGTCGTCACGACGGTCGCGGGCAAGCCTTGCCCAAGGGCCAGTTTGGGCAGCACCGCGCTTGCGCGCGGCGATCTCTCAGATGTCGGGGTCTACGGAGTGCTCGGCGCGGCGCGCTTCACGCGCGGCGCAAGCCGATCGCAATGGCGAGGCGCTTGCGCTGCGCGACGGCGAACGACAGTTCGTTGTCCGCGTCCTCCCCCTCGTTGTCACCATCCTCCTCGTCCTGCGGCTTCTTGCCAGCCTCGCCGAGCGCCTTGGCGTGTTCGGCGATGGCGCCGTGCGCGGCCTGGGCCGCGGCCAGCGCGTCTTGCGCCTTGCCGTGCGCGTTCAACGCCTTGGTATGCAGCGCGGCGAGGGCGTCGAGCCCTTTGGTGATCTCTGCGACATGCTCGGCGTTAGCCTGGCTCAAGGCGCGTCCCGTCTTGGCGCGGATCTCGGCAAAGGCTTTGATAAGCGAAAGCGGCTTGGCAGCAGTGTTCGCCTCAGCGACGACGTCGGGGATCGCGCCCGCGCCGGCAAGAAGCTCGGCGGCTTCCTCCTTCGACATGGCGATGAGGGCGTTGGCGAGGCTCCGCATGGCTTCGCCCAGCATGGCGGGAAGATTGGACCCGTCACCTTCCATCTCGGCTTCGAACGCGGTCATCGACTGGAGGTAGCCGAGATCATCGAGGATCGAGGCCAGGCACGCCAGGCCGTACATGCCCTTGGTGTTGAGGACCGGCGTCTCCAATTCGATCGAGCGCGCGATGATCCGCGCGCCGGGGTTGGCGGGAACAGCGACCAGCGACAACTCCATCAGTTCCCATTTGTCGTAATCGTAGCCACCGGCCTTGTTCGGCTTGGACTCGATCGGATCGAAACCGACCGAGACGGCGCGCAGCACGCCCGCCTTGGCGAGGCCGCAATATTCGTCCGCCTTCACGCTGATGCCTGCAGGCGCGAAGTCGATCAGCGCCTCGACCCGGCCGTTGCGGATTGCCGCTTTCGCATTGCCGATCGGCTGCGTCGGGTCGTGGTTCGCCAAAACGATGTTGTTCTCGTGGTAATTGTCCAAGACGCAGCCTTCCGGCCGCATCACATCCTTGGTGCGATCGAGCGTCGGATCTGACGCGACCACCATGATCTGGCGCTCGCCGAGCGCGGGGTCGAGAACGACGGGAACGGAGAGGTACTTGCGCGGCATGACTGACCTCAATTCAAACTGGCGCCAGGGCGCGGCTTGGGCTTGGCGCCTGAGGGCGCGGGCTCGGCGCCGTCGGTGCCGCTGGCTGGGATGGTCCCGCTGGGCGGTCTTCCGGCTCCGTCGCCGGCTGTTCCCTGAACGTCGGAGCCGAGCGCGGCCATGTTGAGCGGATGGTAGACGACGTCGCCGCCGTCGACCGGCTCGAGGCCTTCCGCGGCGCGGACCTCGTTGGGCTTGAGGAAGCCCGACAACAGGCCGACGCGGGCGGCGTTGTAACGAGACGTGATGTCGGCGCGCAGCAGGTTGCTCTCGTCCATGTCGACCTCGAGGCCTTCCGCGTCCAGCTCGAAAGTCTGCTCTAGCTTCTGCTCCCAGCGATGGACGTCGGGCATGATGGTGCCCGTGACGTAGTCTTGGTTCACTTCGACGAGGTTGACGCCGCGCAGTTCGGAGAGGCCCAGCTTCAAGGGCGGCATCCGGTAGAAGCGGGCGATGTCGCCCAGCTGGAACTGGCGCTGGGCGATGTATTCGATGTCGGCGGTGGTCAGCGCGAGCGGCTTGGCCTCGATGCCGTCCTCGAGCACGGCGGTGCGGCCGACGTTCATGATGCCGCCGAACAGGTCGTTCCATTGCGATTTCAGGCGCTCGGCGGCTTCCTTGTTGAGCGTCTTCTTGGTCTGCAGGACCACGCTCGGGCGCGCGCCGTTCGCCATCCACCTGGCGGCCTGCTGCTCAAGCGCCATGGCGACGCCGATCGAATCGCGCGCCAGGCCGATCGTGCTGGCGGCGACGAGCGCGTTGAAGGTGAGGCCGCGCAGGTGCATCACGTCCTCGGACGGGATCGCGACCGGGAATTCGCGCAGCATCGCCATCTGCCAGAGGCCGATGCGGGCGATGTTGTAGAAGATCTCGCCGTCGGAGGCCTCCAGCACCATGACGCTGTCGGGGTTCTGCGGGATCAGCTGGGTCGGCCGCCCGCGGCCGTCGCGCTTGATCACCGCGTAGGCGTTGCCGCGCAGGAGGTAGGCGGCGTTCATTTGCTCGGCGAACTCGAACCAGTTCTGCCGCTCGTTGGGCATGGCGAACAGCTTGGCGACCGGGTGGTTGGTGACGAGGGTGCGCTTCGCGCCCTCGTTGGTCGCTTTCTCGAACAGCCGTGGCGTGCAACGAGCAACGTCTTGGCTGCGGATGTTGACGCAGGCGTAGACGGCGGAGACCGCCATCGCGGTTCCCTGCGACACCAGAAGGCTGGTCGCGCTGGGTGTGGCGCCGAGCGTTGGCAGGAACCCCTGCGACGGAATGCCAGCTGATCCCTGCGACTTCTCCACCGCGGGCGGCGCGAAGGCGGCGCGGAGGCGGGAGAAGAGACCCATGGTCAGTCCTCGACCGGCTTGAGGACGGCGGTCATGACGACCGCCGCGCGTTCGGTGTCGTACGTCTGGGTCAGGATGATCTCCGCCATCTTGCAGTCGGGAACGTCGGGACCGCTGATTTCGAGCGCGAGCACTTCGCCGGACTGGTCGGAGCGCCAAGAGGCGCTGTCGATCTGCGCATTGAGCCCCGGCAGGATAAGCTGGCGCAGCAATTCGGGGGCGATCTCGACGGTCGCCATCAGACGCGGCCGCCGAAGATGGCGTGGAAGTGGGACATGATGCTCATACGCCGCACATCCCTTCGCACTCATTGTTGAACAAGTCGGGTTCGTCGCCGGTCGAGAAATCCACGTCGGCGAGCGGCTTGAGCGACCTATGGACGAAAAGCTCGTTGCGGCGCTTGCGCATGTGGCCGCCTTGCCTGACCAGCTCGTCGACCTCGACGGCTTCGGCGAAGCTCTGCGGATCGTTCTCCTTCATCGCCGCCCACCCGGCGTCGTTGCGGTAGGGGCAAAAGGTGCAGGCGCTCTTGGGCGGCGTCGGGTAGCCTTGCTCGGCGAGCCATTTGAGACAGTCGCGCCGGGTCATCCGCTTTTCGAGCAGTGGGTGACGGTTGACTTGCCACGCCAAGCGAGCGGGCCGCGCTCGCGCCGCCTCATCGAGCGAGATACCGATCCAGACCTCAATCGACTTGGGCGGGATGCGCACGCCGGGCGCGTAGCCAAGCAGGCGACGCTGCTCCTTAGCGAGCGTATCGACCTTGTAGTGCC